CCATCCTGAAGATCCTAGTTGGGATGATCCACCTAGAGAAAAGAAAAAGGTTGCATATTGGAATATAGGTGTATAATAGGTAAATGAACTGGAAAAAGAAAAAAGGAGAACTATTAATGCGGTTATTTATGATGATGGGTTTAGTTGCTGTATTTTTTATAGGAAGTATAGCAACACTTACTCGTGTTAATTCTACAGAATTAGGAAATATTCCTAAACAAGAACATATAGAAATGTTATATCCAACAGTTCTTGTAAGGGTAGGAAAGAGTGGGTCAGGATCAGGAACCGTAGTATATTCAAAATTAGATGAAGATGAAAAATATGAAAGTTTTATCTTAACTAATTGGCATGTTATACAAGGTAGTGTTATTCTTAAAAATGAATGGAACTCTGAAAAAAAAGAACGTATAGATACTGAAACTAGAAGACCAGTTAATATCGATTTATGGGAATATAATAATTATTCAACTTCAGTAGGAACTATTGGTAGAACAGCTACGATTGTTGCATATGATAAGGGTAGAGATTTAGCATTGCTTCAGGTTGAAGACACTGAAAGACAGATGCCCTACACAGCAACTCTATATCCTGAAGGGGTTGATGAAGGACCGTGGATATTTCAAACAGTATTCGCAGTCGGAGCCGGTATGGGAAAGCCCCCTTTTCCAACTATGGGACTCCTGGCAGGTTATTCTAGGGATCAAGACGGAAGAGACTTATATCTTGCCAGCGCCCCAATTATATTTGGGAATAGCGGAGGTTCCTTATATGTTTATAGCTCTAGAGATAAATTTGAATTGATTGGAGTTCCAAGTATGGTATCGGCCTATGGCTGGGGAAATGTAATCACACATATGGGCTGGTCAAGACCCATATCTGAAATTAGAATTTTCCTGAGAGAGAACTCATATGGCTTTATTCTGGGAGATGAGCGTGAAGTAAAAGATGATGAAATAATAGAAGATAATAAAGAAGAAATTACAAATCAAGAATAAATTAGTTTTAAATATTGAATCTAAAAAAATATATATATATAAAGGATTAGCTCGTGGGAGGTACAAAATGTCAGAACAGATTACCTCTTATTGGCCTCAAATTGTAGCTATTGTAGGTATAATTGTTATGTTTGTTAAACTAAAAAGTGCAGTAGGGGAATTAAGAAAAGATGTGGATGATATACATAAAAGAGATACTTATACTCAAGTAGTAAAATTAAGAGCAGATCTAGATGCTTTAAAGAGTAATATAGACGAGAAAACAAAGTCTTTATTTACTTTGTGGAATAACCGACTATCTAAGGATTAGGAATATAAGTTATGGCAATTGAAAGAAATCCATTAGAACAAATTATGTCAATGTCTGAACAACAACAGACAAATGTAATTCCCATTTCAGGAAAGGATTCACCACTAGAAGGTGGACCTACCTTTGAAATTGAGGAAGACGGTAGTGTTACAGTTAATTTTGAAGATGAAGATGTATCAGTAGAGTTTGACGAAGGAAACTTTGAAGGTGAAGAAAACTGGTATGAAAATCTAGCTGAAAAGTTAGATGAAGATCTTCTTCAAGAGATTTCAACAGGAGTAGTTGATAGGTATAATACTGATAAAAACTCAAGAGAAGAGTGGGAATCCATGTTTGAAAAGGGATTTGATCTTCTCGGACTTAAACTTGAAACAACCTCTGAACCGTTTGAAGGGGCATGTACAGCGGTTCATCCTCTATTAATTGAGTCAGCAGTTAAGTTTCAGTCTAAAGCTTCTCAGGAATTACTTCCTCCAGGTGGTCCTGTAAAGGCACAAATTATGGGGGATGAAACTGCTGAAAAAATACAACAGGGAAATCGTGTAGAAGACTTTATGAACTATCAGCTTACTGAACAAATGCCTGAGTATTTCGATGAGTCAGAAAGAATGTTGTTTCACCTTCCATTAATAGGTTCAGCTTTTAAGAAAATTTATTATGATGCCTCTCTTAAACGACCATGTTCAGAATTTGTACCTATAGATCAGTTTTATGTTTCATATTATGCAAGTGATTTAAGAAGAGCAGATAGGTATACTCACGTTATTTATCGTAATCCTGTGGATATGTCAAAAGAAATAGCTTCAGGAATGTATAGAGATGTTGATCTTCCTGAACCCTCTACTCCTAATCTATCTCCTATTACGTCCAAGATGGATCAAATTCTTGGACTTAATCCTTCAGGAGATGAAGATCCACAGTTTACAATTTTAGAACAACACTGTTATCTTGAACTTCCAAAACCGTTTTGTGAGGGAGAAGGTGTATCTCTTCCTTATATTGTATCAGTAGAAGAAAGTTCAGGTGACGTATTAAGTGTCCGTAGAAACTACAGACCAGACGATCCTACTAAATCGAAAACATTACATTTTGTACATTATAGATTCGTTCCTGGGTTTGGTTTCTACGGATTAGGTTTGATCCACTTCCTTGGTAATCTAACAATGACTGCTACAGCAGCCATGAGAGCCTTGGTAGATGCAGGTCAGTTTGCAAATCTTCCTGGTGGATTTAAGGCAAAGGGTGTAAGGATTGTAGGAGATAATGATCCTATATCACCAGGAGAATTTAAAGAAGTTGAAGCAACAGGAATGGATTTAAATAAGGCAATTGTTAATCTGCCTTATAAAGAGCCATCACAAACTTTATATAATATGCTTCAGTTTGTAGCTGCAACAGGACAGAAGTTTGCTGACAGTACCGAAAAGATTATTTCAGATGCTTCTTCATATGGTCCTGTAGGTACTACAATGGCACTTCTTGAAGCTTCAAGTAAGTTCTTTAGTGCAGTACATAAGAGACTTCATAAAGCTCAAAGAGATGAGTTTAAGATTTTAGCTCGTATTGATATGGACTTCCTTCCACAGGAATATCCTTATGATATGCCGAGTATAAGCAGAAAGATTTTTAAGAGTGACTTTGACGGTAAGATTGATATTATTCCAGTAAGTGATCCAAACATTCCTTCCAATGCACATCGTATGATGCTAGCTCAGATGACATTACAACTAGCACAACAGTCACCACCTGGAATGTTTAATCTTGAAGCATTGAATAGAACTATTTTAGAGTCAGCAAATATGCCAAATCTAAATCAAATTTTACCTGCTAAGAAGGTAGCAAAACCACAAGATCCTGTATCTGATATTTTGGCAGCTACAAAGGGTATTCCAATTGGAGCATTTCCTGGACAGGATCATGATGCTCACATTCAGGTTAAGATGGCCTATGTACAAGATCCTATGAATGGGGCAAATCCTATTATGAAAAGGATTATACCTATCTTACAAGCCAATATTCAGGAACATTCAGTCCTTAAATATCAAGAACAGATGAGTGGAATGGCAAATGAAATTATTAAACGTGTTCCACCTGAGACTGCCTCATCTGAAAATATTGTAGAAATGGCTCAGATAAAAGCTGCTCAACAAATTCTTCAGGCCAATAAAGCAGCAGCAGGTCAACAGATGAGTCCTGAACAGCAGATGGTTCAGCTTGAACAAGCAAGAGTAGCTTTAGAACAACAGAAGCTACAGCTAAAAGCAGCTACTGATTCAGCAGATGCAGCCCTTGAAAATAGAAAACTTAATCTTGAAGAAAAAGAATTAGAAGCAAAGATTATTCAGAAAGGTATGAGTGATCAGGTTAGTATACATGAAAAGAGAGAAGAAAGATCTGCACGACAATCTATTAAGGCTATTGATATATTAACTAGAGTAGCAACTGAACAAGCTAAACTTGAGACAAGTGAAAAACTTAAAGTTATGGAAGTTGTTGCAAAACTGGCAGCTATGGCTAATCATGATGATCGTGATAGACAGTTAAAGGGAATGGATGTATTAATGGAGTTGGCAAAAATGGCAGAAAAAACTGACCTACAAAAAGAAAATCTGTCAACTAAAGTTCAAGAAATAATTTCAGCAAAGGAGATTAACTTATGAAAAACTCAATTATGAAACTAATGAAATTAGGCTGTGATTGTGCCACCTGTGGGTGTAGTCATTGGTTTTGGACTACAGCACCTGTTTGGGTAGTTATAGGTATGGCTATAGGATACTGGTGTCTTGGTGGTTCAGGTGATATCGGAAGTGTTGGTTCACAATAAATGGAAGCTTGGGATGAAATTATTCTAGAGTTTAATAAAGAAATAGAAAAAGTTAAAGAAGTATTAAGTATGGGAGCGCCAGGATCGTTTTCAGAATATCAAAATCTTGTTGGTTATTGTAAAGGTATAATGTTTTCAAGAGTAACACTTAGCAATATTCTTAAAAAAAGAAGTAATGGACAATATGATGAAGAGGAGGATAATTAGTGCGATCAGTAGCTATGGAAAAAGCAATTAAAAATGATCAGTGGATTTCCAATGAGGAAGATCTTCCAGATCCAAAAGATTTACCACATCTACCAGGATATAATTTATTGATACGACCCGTATCTGTAAAGGGTATAACAAAGGGAGGTCTTCTTCTTCCTGATTCAACACAAGATGATATGGCTTATTTAACTACTGTAGGAAGAATTTTGGCATTGGGGGAATTAGCATATTTAGATAAGAATAAGTTTCCTAAAGGTCCGTGGTGTAAGGTAGGTGATTATGTATGTTATGGTAAACATACAGGAACTAAGCTTTTATATAAAGGAATTAAGTTATTGATTCTTTTTGATGATCAAATTATGATGAAGGTAAATAATTCTAAAGATTTAGATCCTACATTTAATTTGTCTAATTAGTTAATTTTTAGTTGCATAGTAGTTAATTATGTGATATAATGTTTAAAACAGACGTAATCGTTGATTCGTAACAGCGTTATTAAGAAAGGAAGTATAGCTATGGATGATGCACAATGGTCAGAGATTTCAGTTGCTAAGGGTGAAGAGCCTGAAAAGGTAGAGTACGAGATTGAGGGCCAAGAAGAAAAAAAGATATTAAAAGAAGAAGAGAAGGAAGATACTACTGAATCCTCTTGGGAGGATGAAGGTGGTAGCTTTACTGAAGAGGAAAAGGTAGAAGCAGTAGAAGAAAAAGAAGTTGGTGAGCCTGAAGAAATAAAAGGTATTAAAACTAAAGGCGCTCAAAAAAGAATACGGAATCTTGTTAAGCAACGTAAGGAACGAGATGAACATATTCAAAACCTCATTCAANAAAATGAAGATCTAACTAGAAGACTTGTTGGAAGGGAAAGACAATTTACTGAAGCTCAAGAAATAACTACCGATACTTCAGAAAAACAACTACAAGAAGGAATGGAACTTGCTAGAACAAATTACCTTGAAGCTTATCAAAGTGGAGATGGAGAAAAGGTTTTAAAAGCACAGGAAGTTCTTAATCAACACCAAAGAGATATTGATAGTTTAGGTGCTACAAAAGTTGCTCTTCAAAGATATAAACAAACTGTAGAACAACAAGAGCAACAAATTCAACAAGCACCTGCACAACAACATACAGCAGATCCACGAGCAGTAAGATGGGCATCGGATAATGAATGGTTCGGTAAGGATAATGTAATGACCGCTGCTGCTTTAGCAATTGATAATGATTTAAAACAGATGGGTCTTAATCCTTCAGATAATGAGTTTTATTCTGAAGTAGATAATCGTTTAAAGAAAGCATTTCCACATAAGTTTAATACAAAACAACAAGAAGGTGTGGAACAAGAAGTTCGGGATCAGTCACCGAAAACGACTGCTCAAGTGGTTGCGGGAGCATCACGTTCTCCTTCAACTTCCGGTAAAAAGGTCAAGCTTACACAAGAAGATATG